GGCCTTTTATCATCGATTTAAGCGTCGCGGTCATAGATTGGGTCTTTTGAATATGTGCAGTTCAGATAAATGGGTTGCAGTTTGTGTCCCCCCTGAGGGGTTATCTTAAACACCTGCCTCCTTTCCGTCACGCTCGCCCCGAAGTTGCAGTAGATCTGCAATGTCCTGCTCACGCTGTCGGTGTATGGAAGCGTTATGTTGCTGTTGTTGATCCTGAGGGTGAACCCTGTGCCGGATTCGTTGGTGATGGTGTACTGTACGGTTGTGGTCAGAGACAAAGAGAGCAAATGCTGTCCTGTGCCGCTCACGATGACACTGCCGTCGTCGTTGTTTCCTGATCCGAGCGAAAGCTTAGATTGAGATACCGTGAAACTCTGTCCGTTCGCCGGATATACGGCCTCGGAATAGAGAGGGTCTGAAGGCGTGAAGTCAGCCTGTAGCTTTATGCTGTTGACGTTGATTCCGACGTCCAGAGTGTCTCCGACCTCGACCTCGGTGCTCGATCCGTAGATGTAATATCTCATGGTTCCCGCCTGGTTCGCGCTCGCGTTCAGCATCTGCGCCGTCCATGTCCCGCCGTTGGCGATGGTGGACGCTCCGGGGCTCCATGTGATTGTTACGGATGTGCCCGTGACGGTAAGCGTGGCCGTGGCCGACGCCTCTGTGTAATGGATGGTGTCGTTAGGGTAGAAGTCGACCCTCATGCTGTATGTGCCGACCGCCGGTTGGCCGCTCAATGGCATTCTTACCCACTCGCCGTCGAGCAAATAATAATATATGAAACCACCTTGTACGTTCGCCGTGGCGTTCATGACGTCTCCCCACACCCCGCCATATGTAAGGGTCTGGTTCGACCATGTTATCGTCGGGGTTGTTTTTGCTATCTCTACGTCGTACGGAGTGTAATTCTCCCATGTGAGATCCTGGACTTCGAAATCCATATACTCGACGAACTCTCCGGTGAAGGCGTTATCCCTAATGTGCCATGTCAGCTCGTCGGCGAAGAACCTCCTGTTTGAGTTCTGCACGTGCCTGAACATCGTGTCGGGGCTGAACGAGCCTTTAATGGTGCCCCTTAATACCTGCAGAGCGGATCTGTTGCGGGATGCCACCATGTTTGCGTACACCTCGACCAACGGCACGTCGTTGTAACCTACGCCCAGCCCGCTCCATGTCTCGGTAAGACTTCCGTCGCTGAGAAACGAAACGCCGTCATATAGAAGCTGCGCGTTTGGCGAATTAGGAGCATCTATCGCCTGCAGATCCGCCATGTCGAGAGTAAGGATGTTTGCCGAATCCTCGAACGTGACAACGGTATTGAGTTCGGTTGGTATTTCAAGAACGTCCTCGTTCACGTTGTATATTTCCAAATCGATATCTTTCCATGCGATACCAAGATATCGAGGCTGATATATGTCTGTTTCCCAAGATATCGGCTGTTTTCCTTTATCAAACCAGAATAAAGCGACCTCGAATTGTCCATTTTGGGCGGGAATATTAAATTTGATTTGAAAATCGTTAAATGTTATATTTTGGATGCTCATTGAGGCCTGCGCGACCTGCGTAATATGTCTTATCTCATCCTCTACCCATCCTTCCTCTATATCTAAGTAGTATATATGCGAGGAGGTGACATATATTAGCATAAAACTAACATTTGCATCAATCGTGATATCGGGAACGCCTCTCCATGCCAGACCGCTCTTTCCGTAGGCCACAGGAGCGTATTTGAGAGACAGAGAGAACTGTTGGTTGGGGTCGTATTGTATCTCCTCGCTGAGCTGAACTATATAAACCGCATTGTCAAAGTTCGAGTTGTAATATCCTTCGAGATATGCCGCTGTATCTGAACCGTATAATTGTTTTAGATTATAGTATCGGTTATAAACGGCAGACCAGTTCTCAAAAGAGCCGTTACTGTATTTTTTGAAATTGGCGTTCTTAAACACCGATTTGGTGTACTGATAGTTGCTGTGTATAGGCAGGATTTTCCCCCCCCTCTGCATATTCATGGAGAGATGTCCGGACGGATATACGGTGGAAGGAGTGTCGGCGTTGGCGACAAGATCCGGCACGGATGGGGCCGACTGTGTGCCTTCGTATGTCAGGGTGTTGTCATACAACATCCTTGTCGACTGCCTGTCCTTGTATGACACGATATGCCATCTGTTGTTGTATTGGGTTATCGTGGCGTCGTATCTGCCTACGATGCCCTCGACTACCTCGTAGCAGGTCTTCCCGGAGAAGGCCTCACCCTTCAGGTATGTCTGCGCGAGGACGGCTCTCGTGTTGTCCTGGTTCGTCTCCCAGACGCCTATGGCTATGGAGTAGCCCAGCCCGAGCCCTATCTTGGAAAGGCAATGGTCGATTATGTACAGCTCGCTGTACAGGCCCTCGAGGTCGAAGGTGAAGTTTTTAAGCAGCCCAAGCCCGTCGGTCGCTATGAAGCTCTGGTTTATCGGTGCCGATATGTATTCCGCCGCATATTGCGCGGTGTTGAGATATCCGCTCCACATAGGAGAGGCGGCCGTTGAAGGCCTGTACATCTCGGCCTTGAATTTCTTGAAGTCCTCGGTATATAGGGAAAGGAACTCGAAGTCGACCTCTTCCCTTATGCGGAATGTCAGCGACGTGCCGCAGATGGCTCCGGATCTGTCCCTTGTCAGTTCGAACGGATTGTTGGGGACGTTGCGGTCTATCTCCTGGCCGGTATAGCCGTCCTCGGAGATCACCAGCTTGGTGACCACTCCGTCCTTGCCGGCGCATAATAGCTCGTATTTGGTAGCGTATGCCATTCTATGTAGTCAGTTTCTTGCGTTGATCCTCGTTGTTGAACACGTACACGAGATCCGACCCTTTGGCGGTCAGTTCTCCCGTTATCTCTATCTGTGCGGGTGCCGCCTCGAATTGCTGGTTGCGCACATCGTAGGAACCCCCTGTGACTCCTCCTTTCGATGCCGTGGATCCGGAGCTCGCTATGTTGGCGAGAGAGCTCTTGACGGCGGTGCCCAATGCCACCAGGGCCACACCTGCCGCTATCGCGAGCGGTGCGTTCTCCGGCACCTTGAGGGCCTGGCTTAGGGCCTCGATGCCGGTACCTGAAGCGATAAGGAGCTTACCGACCGTGACTGCCAGATCCCCGAAGGATTGCGCCATCACGGAGGCGAAGCCGCTCATTTTTGCGTTTCCGGTCATCAGTTCCCCGAAGAACTCCCCGAGTCCTCCGGCCATGTCCTGGAAAGCCTCGTCGAATGTCTTGCCGAGGTCTATCGTCATCTCCTCCATCTCTTCGTAGAAGCCGCCCATCTCGGCGAGCGTCGTGGAAAGCCCCTCCTGGAGAGCGGGTGCGTCAAGCTTTATCGGCTCAATAGGAGGAAGGTCGTGCATCTCGTTGTACTTGTCGAGAAGGGCCTGCTCCTCGGCCAACTGCGCCTCCACGGCCTTAACGAGAGTGTTCCTTTCTCTGGAAAGGCTTCTTATCGCGTTGGATTGCTCCTCCTGGGCCTTCAGCACCGCAGCTTCGAGTTCGGCCACCTCGCGCAGCTGGTCTCTTGTCGGATCCGAGGCCGCGATCTCCAGTTGCCTCTTCGTCACCTCGTACCTTTGTTGTGCCAGGTCTATTTCGTCGGCGTAGTATTCCTTTGTGATCCTTTCCGCCTCCTGGGCGAAGGCGAGCCTTTGTTGTTCAGTGTAGCTCAGATCTCGCATCTTCTCCCTCAGGTCGGCTATCTTGGCGCTCCTCTGCTGTTGTATCGTTACGAGATCCAACTCGCGGTCGTTGATGGCGTTAAGCTCTTGCGCCAGCTTGCCGGATTCCTGCCAGTCGTTCTTGATCTCGTCTCCGAGACCCTTCATTGAGTTCTTTATCGTCTGTATGCCGCTCCTGACGTTTCCGGAGAAGATCTCTACGAGACCCTTTCCGACCGTCTGCACCCTGTCGACGATGTTGTCGACGACGGAGCGCATCTTGGCGAGTATGACGGATAGCTTGTCGGCGCCCTCGGATGTCTCCTTGAAATATGAGACGAGAGAACCGAGAGCCACGACGAGGGCCCCGATGCCCGTCGACATGAGGGCCACCTTGAGGGCCTTCATGGCTATCGTGAACTTGTTGCCTCCTTCGGCGGCCGCTATTATCGACTGCCTGAAGAAGTTCATTTCCTTGGTTATGGTGTTTAGGGAGGAGTTGATCTTGGAAGTGTCGACCCCGAAGGTGTCGGCGAGGTCGTCGAACGACTTACCGGCCGTCTGCTTGAAGTCAGTCATCGACTTTTCGCCGTCTTTCAGACCTTTCTTGAAGTCGGTGGTGTCGACACCGAATTTTGCCTTTAGATTACTTATTACCGTCCCCATCTTTTACAGATCTTTTTTTCTTTTTCCATTCGCGGATGGTGGCGAGATCCTCCGAGAATTTCCTCGCCGCCTCTTCCTTATCCTTCACGTCGTCCGTGTCTCCTTGCTCCCAGGGAAAAGGCCACAGCTGCTGAGCCGTCACCTTTTTCCCCTTCGGAAGCTGGATGTTTAGCAATATCGTTGTGGCGGTTCTCGCTATCGCCGCCCCGATCTTGATGTTCTCGAACCTCTCGGCGTGGTGCCCGACGTATGCGAACATCAGGTCGCACACCATCGTTTTTCCGAGCGTGTCGGGAGTGTAGTGCAGCACTCCCAGGCCGAACTTCTTGATGTCCTCGAGCGTCAGGTTCGATCCTCCTTTCTCCCCCAGCGCCTCAGGTGTGTCTTCTGAGGGCTGTCCGGAGGCTCCTGGCTCTTTTTTTTTCCGCTGATCTGCGGCGCCAGGATGGCCACCATCTCGTAGAGTATGGCCGGCGTGACCTGTTGCCCGAACTGCTCCGGTGTCATCCCGAGTTCCCTTCCTTCGTATGCCTCGCCCTCCTTGCACGCCGCCCAGCACGCCGCCCTGATGGCGGCCATGTCGGCCTTCTTGATGTCGAGGGAGTCGAGTCCTTTGCCCGTAACCTCGAAGAAATCGGCGAGGGCATTGATGTCGAATCGCATCGCGACTTCGCGTCCGTTGTCCAGCTTCACCTTTTCCATGGCCGTTAGTCTATGTTATCGAATGCGACATCGAGTGTTGCGCTCCATGATGAGATTGCCTTGGCGTCGGAGTCGCCGCTGTAGGCGGTTATCTTGCCCCATCCCGTTGTGGAGTTTCCTGATCCGTCCTCAAGCTCGAAATAGACCTTGGTGTCCCCCTTGAGCCAGGTCTTGAACTGAGTCCATGCGTAGTGTGTGGAGCTCTCGCTTGTTTCGAGAGTGGATTTCTTGCCGCCGAGGTTGATGGTGAGGGTACCTCCGGTGAGCGTTCTTTCGGCGTCGCCGTGGTTCGCCTTAACGAGTATCTCCTCGTAGTCTGGCGACATGTTGTCGGAGGCTGTCTCAAGCCCCTTTATCTCTCTGAGGCCGCTGGCGGATTCTCCCACCGTGACGTTGACCTCGTAACCTTTGATGTAACCCATAGTTTTATCGTTTTAGTTTGTTGAATAATCTATCTCGTATTCCGCCGAGCAGTACCACAGCCGATCCTCCTCGCTGTATTCCGTCTGCCTCGACGAGTCCGCCATCCTGCATCCGTAGACTTTCACGTCCCCGTCGCTCTCCATGCCCTCCATGGCGGCCCTTATGTCCTCCATGACGTTCTGCACGGTCTCCGGCAGGGTGTCTACCACCACTACCGTGGACGTGGCCGTGAAGTACATTAGGCCGGCCTTGCCGTAGGTCGGGAACTCCTCCTCGATATGGATCGCGTAAAGAGGGTTGATGCCCTCGTCGGCGAACGAATTGTAGACGTTGCCCACCACCTGTTTGAGCGTTTTCTGCACGATGTCGGATATTAGTTTCAGTGCCATCCCTATGCCTCCTGTAAGAATTTCTCGTACTGTTTAAGCCATTCGGCCTCGAAGTTCCTCTGCGCCGTGCCCTTGGACTGTTCCCAGGCCCTCTCGACGAATAGCCCCGGCTTGATGCCGCCCCTGCGTCTTGCCGTCCTCTCCCTTCTCGCGTTCTGGAAGGTGTGTCCGGGATAGCGGTTGGCGTATGTGCCGTAGTTCTGCCAGTAGAGCAGCATCCACGGTGACCATCCCTCGCCGCGCCTGTTGACGTACACGCCCTGGTTGCCGTAGAACCCGACGCTCAGGGACACGCCCTTGCCCGCTTTGGTCTTGAGGACTTTCCTCGTGGAGCCCATGTTGGACGGTATGTTGGCGGCCATGGCGCTCCTTACCGGCGCCGCGGCCTTTCTGAACGCCGCCATGATCGGTTTCTTGTAGCCATTCTCCTCGAAGGTCTCGAATATCCGCATCATCTTGTCGTCGCCGTCCAATATGAATGTCGTGGTCTTGTTCATTGTAGCACCTCCTCCGCGACTATCTCGTAGAACATGGCATCGTAGTCGGTCACGGAGAGGATGTTGTAGTCCTTCCTCTCGTCCTCGATACGCATCGTCTCGTCGACGTCGCATTCCTTGTGGCAATGATACCGGTATTGTTTCGGAACCACTTGCCTGTTGTTCACTATCCTTTCCTCGCCACCTCCGGCGTATTCCCTGCCCATCCACAGGGTCTGCGAGACGGAGAACACCTTTTTGGCGGCTCCGGAGCTGGTGACCTCGGTGATAGGGGTCTTCAGATAGACATATCGGTTGAATTGGGCGACTTCCATCAGAATTTATGCGGTTTGTATTGTTCCATGAAGTTCTGCGCTACGGTAATGTTTTTGTCCACGGCGTCGTTGTCGGCGTGGAGGAATCTCTGGGAGGCCAACAGGATTATCGCGTCCCTGGCGCTCCTCGGCAATGTCTCCACGGTGTAGCCGGCCGTGTAGGTTATCTTCACGGCGTTGAGCCTGTAAGGGTCGGCCGTGACACCTCCGGAGAAGAGGATTCTCGCGGTCATCTCGATGTTGTCGAGCTGGTAGTTGTCGGCCGGCAGTATCTTTAGCGTGTCGTCGTTTGGGGCGTAGTAGCCGACGCTTTTTATCTCGTTGACCGGCCCCTTGTCGATGGCGAGGATGCCGTCGGCGGGGAAATTGTCGATATATGCCTCCATTGTCTTAGCCTGGAACACACGTCCTGTGTATATCTCGGCGAAGTCGATGGCGTTCCTCAGGAACATGAGCAGCGCCGAGTCGAGCTCCGACGACTGTAGGCGCAGGTTCTCGCGCAGCGCCTGTATCGGGACGACCGGCTCTATCTCGTTGGTCACCGACTGAACCCTGTATCTGACTTGCTGAATCACTTTTTAAAGTATTTGTCGAGTTTCGCGATCTTGGCCTTGGAAAAACCTTCCTCGGCGAGTTTGCCTCCTTCCAGGAGGGCCTTCACCTCCTCGGCCGTGTTGACTCCCAACTTCGAGAAAAGCTCGTCCCTCAGAGGCATATCCTCCGGCAATGGGTTCTCCATCTCTCCGTTGTCGTCGTCAGGCAACAGTATCACGTAGCCTTGGTCGAGCAGTTCGGGAACCTCGGAGCTTTTCACCTTTCCGAGATCTCCGGGCATATAGGCGTACTGCCAATGTTTCTTGATGAACTTTATGTCAATGTATTTTTCCTTTTCCATCTTCCTTTTGTTTAAAAGGGAGGGGATTTTTCACCCCCCCCATGATCAGAAAATAAAGACTATGCAGTCAATGCGTCCTGCATCGCGGCCCAGCAACTTGGGTTTTGTGCGATTGTGTCAACATATGATGTGCAGTCGACTCTAATCTCGGCGGTAGCTGAGAGTAGGTATGGGTTGACGAGGATGTCAAGGCCACCCCATGAGCAGATGTAGAGGTTAGAGAAGTCACCGAAGATGATGGCGGAGCATACGCCGCTTGCGGAACCCTTTGTGAGGTTTGATGGCACCGCGTTAGTGATTGCCAACTTGTAGCCGTTGAGACGGCCGTCGCCGTTGTAGACAAACTGGGCTGTCGATGTGGATTTGTCGACGGTCTTTAGTTTGCTTGAAACCTTGAAGTTGGTGAGGTAGGCAGGGCTGGATTTGATTCCGTTGGCGCTGCCGACTGCGCTCTCGAGGCCCACAATGTGTGCCCATGTAGGAGCGAGACCGTTGGTGCCGCCTGCTACGGAGCCGATGCTCGATGTGTTCAGGATTCCGGTAGGCTGGTTGCTTGATCCGCTTCCTGCGATGGCTGCCGCCTCGATTGCGAGGGCGTTGCTTTCGATAAGGTCTCTCTCGATAAGCTCATCGATGGCTGGTACAGCCTGAAGGAGAAGCTGGCGGGAGAAAGCCGCGGATGCCTGCAATCTGTGAGGTGTGGCGACCTTCTGGCTGAAGCTCTCTTTTGTTACGGATGATGATCCGTCCTCTGCCAAGAATGAGGAAGAGAAGCTTCCGCCTTGGTTGAGAGGTAGGTTGCCTTGTAATCCGTTGATGTATCTTGTGCCGAGTTGGCTCAATACCATGGCGTTTTGGAGCGCCTCGAAATAGATGGGGTTTTCGTTGCCTACGAGGTAACCGCCGTCGGCGTTTGTCGCTACGTTCTGGCCGGTGCTGGCTCTATTGTTCATCCCGCGGTTTGCGAGGAAGCGTACAGGTACGCAGAGCTCTCCTTTTGGAAGGACACCGATTGCCGAAAACTCGTTTCTCGCCTCCTGATCCATCTCTCTTTCGATACCGTCGAATTTGATGAGACCGGCTGCTCCGGCGATAGCCTTACGGAAACTGTAGCGTCCGAACTCTTTCTTTTCGCTTTCGCTCACCTGTGTGGCGGCTTGGCGTTGCAGCTCTTCCTGCTCGAGGGCTATTTTGAGCTTTCTGCCCAAATCCTCGTACTCGTTGTGTTTGGTGATCCATATGGATCTCTCCTCCTCTGTGAAGGATGACACGTCTTTGGAGATAAGACCCGACAATTCGTTTCTTATCGAGAGTTGTCTTTCAAGAATTTCCTTTGATTTCATTTCGTTGAAGTTTTTAAGGTTATTATTCGTTTTACGATATGAGATATAGCGCGTTCTGCTGTTGTCTGATGATTTCCGTTTCGGCGTCCCTCGCCGCCTTTTCCTCGAGGATCTTCCTCGCCTTCTCCGGGTCGTCGGTCTTCAGGTCGACGTCCTTGGCGTCGAGAAGCGTCAGCACGTCGGCCACGCGCATCTCCTCGATCTTGGAGCGGGTGTAGTTGCCTCCCAAGCTCATGAGGGCGTAGTCTATGGCTTCCATGGTGGCTTCCTTCATCATCCTCTTTC